GATCACGCGCTTGATGGTCGCGCCGTCGAGCTGCTGCAGCGCGCAAAGCTGGCCCGAGCGCGTGCGCTGGCAATACAGCGTCGCCGCGTCGATGACGAACATGTCCTCGAGCAGCGCCCGCAGCCAGGTCTTCCAGCGCGTGATGCCGTCGGGCTTTTGCAAAAAGGCCTCGATGCCGGCGATGCGCGCGGTGATGTTCGGATCGATCGCGGCGTTGCGGCGCTTGGATTTTGCATCGCGCGGCCGGATGCGCCAGCGCTGGCGCTCCATCTGGTCCTTGCGGGTCTCGATGACCAGCCGCAAGAGATCGTAGGCGTCGGCGAAACCGCGCAACTCGGCAAAACCGATGCTCTCGTAGGCGCGCGGCCGGGTGATGAGGTTGTAGCCGGGCGGGAAATCGAACCGCCTCCCCGCGACGTCGGGCGGCGCGATCGGCCGCATCGGGTCGAGCGGCCCGAACCAGTCGGCGCCGGAGCCGCGCGCAATGCCATTGCTCGACGTGCCTTGGCTTGGGCCATAGGACACCTGCACTTGATACGGCGACAGCGGCCAAGTCGGCTGGCCGGCGCCGCGCACCTGTTCGCTCATCGTGGTCCTATTTCTGTCTGGTCGTTGTCGCAGCTGACGGCGCACGGAAGAAATTCCCCTCCCCCTTGTGGGGAGGGGTTAGGGGTGGGGGCCGGGATACTGCCGTCAAAATACTTGCGGCAGACCCCGGCCCGGCGACCCACGCCGCCCTTTCGCAATCCGCTGTCCGGGAGGGACATGCGTTCCGCCGGAGCTGAAGTCGGAACACACAGGCGTTGCAGCGGTGCGCGAAGGCAAGCGCGGATCAGGCCCGCGCAAAGCGGGCCGTCATATGCCGCCGCGGCTCGCGGCCGCGGCGGCACGACTGGAAATTCAATGCCAAAAGTGGATTTCTAATTACGGCTGACGAATGCGGCCGGACTCATTTCTCACGATCGAAAGACCGCCCCGAGCTACGATCCTCAGCCGGGCAAATGGTGACAAAATAAAAATGTGAAAGTGTTCGGGACCCCGCATATATGGGTACGCCTGATACATCGGACACTATATGCCAATTCGCGAATGGCTCCGCCCTGGTCCCAGACGCACTCCCTGTCTTATCGCTCTCGTCATAAGCCAGACCCGTGGCGCAAGGCGTGGAGTCGTTCCACTCCCAAACCTTGAAACGCGGCTTATCGGCAGGTAGCTGCGCTATCTCAGCCTTATAATAAGGATACCAGGCGAAGAATTGCACATAGTTGCCGGCCGCACGACCGATGTCCCACGCAACTCCGAGATTGATTGCCACGAAAAGCGTCGTCACCGCCAGAAACAAGGTGGACCAGAATCGACGCCAAGACCTTTCAAGAAACCATGCAACGCAAGTTATGGCGGCACGAATACCCATGCATGCCCAGAACAGAGCGATGAGCGCAACCAACACTGGGCCGCCCGTGGCCCAAACCAAAACACAGATCAGAGGACAGCCAACAGCGACAATGATCGGCCAATAGAGAATTCGGTCGTCACTCGCGCCTTGCACGGCTGACCTCACTCATTGCTCCCGAATACGTCCTGATTGGTACACGTACCGTTCAGATTCCGACGAAATAAATCATCAGTATAACACTGAGCGGCAAGATCATCGCGGACAGCACCCGACGCCAGGCCCGCTGCATTGTCCACACTATGCAAAGCGTTACCGCGACGGCAACAGACAGCAGCGGCCCCAAAAGGGTAAGAGCCGGCCCCGCGACCAAGTCTCCCTCCCTTGGACCCAGGTCTAATGGACTGACGATGGTCCACCACCAGAAAGCAGCCAATATGGTTGGCCAATAAAGGATTCTATCCGTGATCGCAGAGGTTCGATTGTGGTCGCTTGCGCCTTGCATGCCGGGATATCATTCATCGTTGCAGCCGAATGCGGCCGGACTGATACAGCTCATAACCCAATCTCGTGTCTTCGGCATCCTGCTTGGCCGAATGCGTGTAAATCTCATCCTTCGGCTCATTGGCACGGAATTCAGAAACAATTGTGGCGTAAAGGTCCACGAGTGACAATACATCCTCCCTGCTCATGCCGGCTGCCGCGCCGTAAACGCCAATCATGATATTTTGATAATGGCGATAGTCGCGAACATAGGTCCAGTCGAAACGTTCGGCGTCGAGCGATCCGCCAGGTGCGAGCGGAAGCAATATTTTTGAAGCGACTGCCGCCAAGCCATTGATTGTGCGTTGGCGACGTCAGGGTCATCGGGAATTGCTTCCTGCCTTAATCCGATAAGAGTATTAGCCCAAGAACGGATCGTTATTCCCGCCTGCGCATATAGCTCCGGTGGCAGACCAACGGGGCGGAGCAGCGGATTGCCTTGAGCATCGAAGATTTGTTTGTCGTCACTGTCCACGAATGGCACCGGTGCCCTCGGATGATCGACCGGCACCTGATCAGCCCCAATGGTTTTAATATCGAAGTAGTGAGACCCAAACAGGTGCGCGAAGGTCCCCAAACGCGAACGCGCGACGGTGAGGAGCACATGATACAGGTTGCGTAGATCGTTCTGCACATCAAGCGCGTCGGTGCCGGCCTTGCTCCCGCTTGTCCATCGCCCGCCGTCGCTATTGCCGGCCGACACGCGCGGCTGGTCGGGGCTGTATTTTTTCAGCTCCGATTGCAGCTCCGCCATCACCAGTGCCGGCAATTCTTCGCCGAGCTTGCGAACGCCGCGCGCGAGCACACCCAAATCGCGGCGGATCGCGGCGATCTCCGCGCGCCGCTGCCGCAGCAAGTCGTCCTCGTCCGCCCCGGCGAGCGTGCGGATCGCCTTGGCGATCTCGAGCTGGGTGTGCAGGGTCCGCGGCACGGCGCTCAGGCGGTACGGCCGGTAGGGATTCATCCGCTTCGCCTCTCTTCGGGTGCCGTCAGTCAGGCGGCAAGCTCGATGGATTCACCGAGCCTGTCGCCGGGGCGTCCGCTTCGATCGTTTCTTCGGCCAACTGCTCGCAACCGGCCTTGAGCAGGGGCGCGACGTCTTCGGGCGCCACCGCGATCACACGGTCAGCGCCGACCATATAATATGTCGTGGACAGACCATGAACGCCGGAGATGTTCTCCGGCACGCGCAAGCGGATCGTCGCCGGTGCTTCGGGGGCGGTCGCGGCCGCAGCCGCGGCCGGCCGGGCCTGGTCCTCCACCTTGAGACGGTAGAATTCGATGATCGCGGTATTGTCGGCTTTCAGCATCAGCTCGGTGACGGCAAAGACCAGTGCGTCGGCGTGATCCGGGCTGCCCTCGCCGCGATAGCCCGCGGTGGTGAAGGCGCAGAGCTGATCCTCCAGCACCGCGAAACGGCCGACGTGATGCACGATACCCTGCTCGTACAGCGCCGACACCGGTTCGGCGCGCAGCACCTTGCCGCGCGAGGCCGAGATCATGTGCACCGGCAGATTGGGATCGGCGGCGCGGATAACGAAGCGCACCATCTCGCCGCCGAAATTCTCCTCGGCGACGATGCGGTCGGCGTCGAAATCGTGAAAAGCCTGCACCGCGACGCGGCCCCACGCGGCGGGCGCATCGCGCAGCGAGCGGTCGGCGAGCACGTAAGCGTGGCCGTCGGCGCCGCGCGCGGCAACGACGATGCCGATCTCGTCGGCGCGCTCGTCGTCGCGGCTCGAGGCGCCCGACGGATCGACCGCGACGACGACGCGCCGGCGGTCGGCCTTCGGCAGGTCGGCGACGCGCGCGCGGGCGATCATCTCGTAGCTGAACAGCGCACCGTCGAGATTGTCGATATAGACGCCCTCGAAGAAGCGCTTGCGCTGCCGCTCCGGCAGCCGTTCGAGGCTCTTGAGGTAATCCGCCGATAGATTGTCGGCATTGTCGCGCGGATTGAGAAATATCCGCTCGTAGTCGTCCGGATCGTCAAGCGGCAGTTGCGAGATCGGATCGCGCTTCTCGCCGAACAGCACGTTGGTCCAGTGGCCCTTGCTGGTCGGGTTCAAGTCGTAATAGGCGGCCTGACGGAGATCGCCGGCGACCTGTGCCAGCCGGGTCAGCGCCACCAGCACCGAGGAGTAAGGGATCTGCGAGCACTCGTTGAGAAAGATCGTGGCGTATTCCTTGCCGAGTATCTTCTCGACGCGCTCTTGGTCGTCGAGACCGGCGAGCCAGATTTCAGATTCGTTATTGAGCGAAAAATACCCCTCGGTGCGGTGATGCTTGAACGGCACGGCGGGGTCCCAGAAGCGAAACACCTTCGGCAGCGTGTCGAGCGCGATCGAGGGCCGCACCGCATTGGCGCGGAACCGCAAAATCGCGTGACGCGAGGCGCCGACGCGCAGCGCGCGGGTGACGATCTCATGGACCAGGAGCGTGGTCTTGCCGGACCGCGCGCCGCCCACGAGCAGCGTGTGCCGCTGCGACTTTCCCAGGAGCTTTTGCGCGTCCTGCTGCCTGGCAGTGCGCTTGAATTGGGAGTCTTGAGACGGCTTGCGCTCGGTTCCCATTCGCGTTCTGTCGTTTTGTTGTTCGGTGAATCACACTCCTGCGCCAGAGAGCGGCGCTCACTGTTGAGCCAAGGACGGACAGAATTCCGTATCCGAATGCAAGCGGCCGTTAGCAAACGGCTAGCAGGTGAGAACGAAATAGAAGTGGCCGAACGCACGGGAAACATACTCAACTTCGACGGTTCCGATACGTTCGTCTGTTATCCATCGGGTGTGGAACACCAATGCACCGCTCTCGTCATAGGCTATGCCCGTGCCGCACGGTCCGTAGAAGTACCGTTGCCACACCTTGAACCGCGGCTCATCGGCAGGCAGTTTTGCCACTTCGGCCATGTAGCCGGGATATCTGGCAAGCAGATAAACGTAGTCGCCAGCAGTGTGTCCGGCGCGCCAGAAAAACTCGACATTGTACAGCGCAACCAGCGAAACCAACGGCAAAACCATGATGGACAAGAGCCGGCGCCAAGACTGCTTAAACCCCCGCTCCACTCCCTCCATAACGGCAATCAAAGGGACAACCACACCCGCGCCAAGCCAGACCCCAAAGGCCAGAGGACCTATTATCAGGGAGAGCAATCCAGCGAGAATGAAAGGACCGGTAATCCATGCCAACGAGCAGACAACGCCGCCACTCTTACAGGCCGCAGCGTCAATAATGAGGGAGACGAAAGTGACCAACGGCGTAAACGGGCCACAAATCAGCTGTACGAGGAACGTATCGGACCAGGCGAGTATACAGATCACCGGACAGCCAATGGCGATAGCGAGAGGCCAATAGAGAATTCGGTCGTTATCTGCCCCTTGCACGCCGGACCTCATTCACGGCGCAGCCGAATGCGCTGCCGCCTAGCAATCATGGCCAACAAAGTAGAAATGGCCGAAGATCGGTGTGTAGCCGTACACGCAATTTGCATCGGTCAAGGCGGCTCGTCTCTTCCACGCGTCGGAGCGCTCGGTCGCCGGCCGCGTGATCTCATCGCTCGCATCGTACACGACCCCGCGCGATACCGCTAAAAATCCACCCCAATCCTGGAACATGAACCGCGGCTCGTCAGTAGGCAGCTTCGATATCTCGATGAGATAGATCGGTAGCATGGCGTAAAAATGGACGTAGTCTCCGGCCCCTTGTCCGGCGCGCCAAGCAAAGCCCGGATTGAGACCTGCCACAAGCGCGGTCAGCGGCAGCACAATCGTCGACAAGAACCGGCGCCACGTCCGCAGATAGAGCCATGCCAAACAAATCAAAGTAGCGACTCCAGCTGATAAGGCCCACAAGGCAATGACCAACGGACCGCCATAGAATGATAAGTCAAACGGCCCCGCCCAAGCCAAAATAAAGGCGATAGGCCAAGCCACAGAGAGAATGATCGGCCAGTAGAGGATGCGATCTGGACGACCAAATTGCATGTCGTTCTCCGGCTATCGTCCGGCCGCGATTCGGCCGGACTCGTAAAGATCGTAACCCATCTTCATGTCGAGCACGTCCCGCTTTGGCAAATGGGTGTAGATTTCATCCATTGGCTCATGGAAGCTGGAAGAATACTTTGCATAGGTGTCTGCAAACCACATACCGTCCTCAAATTTAATTCCCGCTGCGGCAAAATAAAGGCCAATCACAAGGTTTGCATAGTCGCGGTACTCGGGAATGCGTTGACCCTGCATACTTTCAGCATCCCAGGGTCCGCCGTGTTTCATGTTAGACAGTTGAATGGCCAAGTCCGCCCACGCCAGATATTCCTTCACTGCGTTTCCTTGCGCCGCAGCGAGCCTGTCCTTGAAATCGTAGGCGACACCTTCATTAACGTACTTCTCGGGGGGCAGGTCGTCCGGGCGAAGCAGTGGCTTTCCCTGAGCGTCTAGGATTGGGTTATTGTCGCGATCCACGAAGGGCACCGGATGCTTCGGATTGTCTGCCGGGATGTCATAGGCCGAAATCTTGCCGGAAGGCTGCGATCCGAACGCTGAATCGAGTGAGCCGGGAGGAATATCCTGCGCATATCGCTGCGCGGCGCTGGCAGTGGTGCCGTCTGTAGCGTCCGTCTGCGTGCCGCCGGGCGGGTTTTCCAGCAGCGCGTAGCGCGAGCGTGTTTCTGAAAATTGGCCGGCCACATCGCTTGAAGCTGCGTCCCCGCCCTTGCTCCCGCTCGTCCACTGCCCGCCGTCGCGATTGCCCGCCGACACGCGCGGCTGGTCGGGATTGTATTTCTTCACCGCCGCCGCACGCAGCTCCGCTTTCACCAGCGCCAGGCATTCCTCGCCTGCCTTTTGGAATTCGCGTTTGATCGCCTCGAGCTCGCCGCGTATGGCGGCGATCTCGGCGCGGCGCCGCCGCAGCAACTCGTTCTCATCCGCCGCCATCAGCGTGCGTATGGCTTTGGCGATTTCGAGCTGTGCGTGCGGCGTTCGCGGCACGACGCTTTCACTGTGCGGCAGCGGAGGTTTCATGGGGCCTGCCCTTTGCAACGCGGCGGCGCCGCGATCACTCGAACGCGATATTGATGGCGCGCAGCCCGCGGTGGGTGCGATCGATCTCGAAGCTGACCGGCCGGCCCTCGAAGAGCGCGCCGGCATTCGCCGGCAGATCGGTGCGATGCACGAACACGTCGCCCCGAATTAGGTTTGCTTGGGCTCTGTCGCCAGCCGCCGCATCAGGCGCAACCTGCGCTCCTTCAACTCCGGCAGGAACCGCTCAAGATCGCGCGCGACATCGAGCGCCGCTGCTGGGCTGAAAAGTTTACCCTCCTCTTCATCGAATATGACACCGCTGGTAGCGCGAGCATAAGCGGTCGCAGCCATCCAGGACCCCGGCCCATTGTTAACATTCAACCCACCCCAGATAAATTCAAACGCGTACTTCCATTCGTGATCGAACTTTGCAGGTCCGTAAGACTGCATCATCTCTTGCGCGTCTCTGGCATGAAACTCGAAATCGGTCGATTCGTCGTGCAATTGCCCCAGCAATATGCCGCCGACGTCACCGGATAGCCGCAACGGAAGACCCTCGGCGTCGATTGCCCGCTGCCACTCGACAATCGAACCAAGAATCCGATCGGAGAAGACGCAAATCCCCATCGACATGAAAGCTCCTCGCTCGGCTAATCCCACCAAGTGGTCGCGTATGTACAATCGATCGGGTCATTGCATACGCGCAGTTCGATGACGGGCACGGACCTGTCTACACCTGTCGCCGCTCGAAGTTCGGCTCTTCTTGCGCG